TTGAAAAATAATCAAGGTTCGCTTTATGGTACCGGCTTTATCCAAACTTCACAAAACTGGAGCGGTGAAGTTAAAGGTAAGTTTGATTTTGGTGTAACCATTAAAAAAGCAAAACGTGACTACCATTTGCCGGTAGCTTAATCTGCGCGGCCGCACCTAAAAAGTGCGGTCATTTTTTTGAATGAATGGAAGAATTGAAATGAGTTTACGTGAAAAGCTTTTAGCAACAAAACCCAAAGTCGCACCGTTTGAATATAAGGGCGAAACTTACTATATCCGCGATCTATCTGTTGGCGAAAATAACCAAATTATTTACGGTCAGCGCGAACACTTAATTAAATTAGCCTTGGCCCAAGGTAAAGAATTAAATTTGGACGATGAAGACGAATTGCAAAAGCAATTACAAAACATTTACGATCCGAATGCTTTACCGCGTGGAATTGCGCTTCGATTATGTGATGAAAACGGCGTTAATCTGTTTAATCCTGACAGTGAAGAAGATTTGAAGCTGATTTCTAAACTCGGTGGCGGCATTTTTGATGCAGTGAATAAAGCCATTATGGGGCTTAATCCAAAAAACTCACCGACCGGCGCAAGTTCCAAATAAATCTTAGCCTTGCGTTGGGTAAAACATTAAGCGAATTTGACCAAATGCCCGAAAGAGAGCTTCAAGAATACGAGCTATTCTATCAAGAACAACCTTTCGGGCTTTGGCGGGAAGATTACCGCACCGCACAAATCAGCCACCTGTTGGCGATGATAAACCGCGATCCGAAGGCTAAACCGCCTGAACTCTCGGATTTTATGCCCTTTTACAAAGAAAGTGCGGTCAATGACGAAGAAGATGACGGCACGGCAGAATATTTAGCCAACCGCTAACCGACTAGAAATAGTCGGTTTTTTATTGCCTGTAAGATAGCGATGTACACGCGACAAGCGGTGTTTCCATTCTCCACTCACTGCTTCTTATAGACCACCTTTTTGTGGAGAAAACAGGAGAAGATATGCAAACATTAACTGCAGAATTTTTAGGTAAAGAAGTTACTTTAGTGGACAACAACGGCGTAGCTTATGTGGCAATGCGTGAGATTGTGGAAGGAATTGGGTTATCTTGGGGGACTCAATCAATTAAATTGAACGAGAATAGCAAAAAGTTCAACTGTTTCCATATCGAAACAGTTGCCCAAGACGGCAAAAATCGTGAAATGCTTTGTATCCCTATTAAAAAACTGAATGGCTGGTTATTTAGTCTTAATCCGAACAAAGTCCGTGCTGACTTAAAACAACGTCTTGAAGAATACCAAGAAGAATGTTTCCTTGCTTTATGGGATTACTGGACGGAAGGTGTTGCTCGCCGTGATGAAGTAAAACACAAAAAAGAAGCGTGGCAAGCGAAAATGGCTGACTATAAAACACGTTCAAGCCAAAAAGGAAAGGATTTGAATGCCTGTAAAAAAGAAAAAGCTGAACTTGAACGGGAGTTTTACCAAATTCAGCAAATGGAATTATTCATGGATATTTAAGGCGTGGCTATGACTACCATATGCGATCAAAAACATCACAGAAAGAAGACTTTATGTTACTTCTTAGGGGGCTTTGGTGGACTTTTAGGGGTATAGCTTTCTTGTGAGTATTCTTCAGTCATTAGAAACTTTCTCCGGAAATAAAAGCAATCAATTTTTGTCTACAAGATAATTCGATATTGTTCTCATATTCTAGCTGAATTTGAGTGCGTTTTTGTGCAATATCTTCAAATGCTCCCACAATTTTAACATCATTGGACTCAATATTTTTAAGTTCGGAATCAATATTGATATTACTATCTAAACGAATGCTAGAAATAATTTTTCCATATCGTTTATGTTGCTGTCCTGCTAAAAGTGCAGATTCATCAAATTTATAGACAAAATTGAGTGCAGAAACAAAAGCAATAATTAAGCCTGAGAAAAAGTTCCAATACTCTATATTTACAGTAGGGAAAATTTTAGTTAGGTTAATTGCTATAGATGAGCCGAGCAGAATCTGTATTAAAACTATCACACGAGAAATTCTGAGATTAAATGTTTCATAAATCTTGGTTAAGTTATGTGAATAATATAAAACAAATTTGCTATCAACATTCATAATTGAGTCCTTACTTTTTAGGTGGATTAGGCTTTGGTTGCGGCGGTCGTTTGGGAACATAGTTCTCATTAATCGGTTGTGCCATAGTATTCTCCTATGAAAAAATTGTATTGTGGTTGATTCATTATAATTTTAAAACGAAGAAAATCAATTCTCCTTTGTGTTGTGCTGACCTAAAGGCAAGTTCCCGATCTTGTAAAAATCGGAATTTAATTTGTAGTTGACGCAAGAAAGTTTGAGTAGTACTATTCCCCCATAGGTGTCGTAGCCTTAAATCCAAAGCGGAAGTCCGCACCCGACAGCATAGCGGTTTTTTTATGCGTAAAATTTGTGATCTCGTTTAGTTTTATTGCCATTAAGACTTAACACGCATAAACCAATTTCATCTATGCCGAGAGGGCGAGGAATAAAAGACCTTCGGGGAATAACTCCAGCCGACTTTGGACGGTTTACGAACCTCTTGGTCCCTATTTAGGGTAAATCTTAATTTCGTAAAAAAATCCAAAGGAGACATTCTATGTCTAATCAAACTCAACTCTCTACATTCAGCTTTGAATCAAAATCCATCCGCACTTTAGCCATTAACAATGAACCTTGGTTTATTGCCAAAGATCTTTGCGACATCTTAGGCATTAAAAACCCAAGTCAAGCCTTGGAAAATCTAGATGAAGATGAGCGGTCTATGTTTAACATAGGTCGGTCAAAAGTGCATGGTGGTGGCGGTGAAGTAAACATCATCAACGAAAGCGGAATGTACACTTTGATCTTACGCTGCCGTGACGCAGTGAAAAAAGGATCTGTTCCGCACCGTTTTAGAAAATGGGTAACAGCGGAAGTTTTGCCGGCAATTCGTAAAACAGGCAAATATGAATAGAAAACCACGGTAGATGATCGCACAGGTCTGCGCAATGCCGTGAATATGCTCGTGAGCAAAAAAGGCTTAATTTATTCCGATGCTTATCATTTAGTCCATCAACGCTTTAATGTGGAATCAATCGAAGATTTAACATTAGAGCAATTACCGCAAGCAGTAGAGTATGTTCATAGAATTGTGCTTGAAGGTGAGCTTATCACTGAACAGAAAAAAGATGAGCTATTCATCCGTGAATTTACAGAGCATGACCTACAACAGCTCGTTTGGGCATGGTTTGCTTTATTGCGTGGCACGGAACTTTGCCAAGTGCTTCACCCAGCATTAAAACAAATTGGTTCGCACTACGCTGCTTCCGTTTATGGCGTGGCTTACGAATATCGCAGTACTCTCCGTCAGGCACATAACGTATTGACACGCATTACAGAGCAATTTGAATGCGAGCAAGGAAATAACTGGCGTGTCTTAAAACATCTTCGAGCCTATAACCCTAAAGCAACAGGCTTTCAGTTAGACATCCTATAAAACAACACAAAATCCGACCGTACTTTGGAAATAGGGGGCGGTCGTAAGGATAAAGTATGAGAAGAGATTGGGAATTAATTCGCAAAATCCTCATTAAATTAGAAAGCAAAGTGGATGACACTCCGCTTGATAGTGAAAGTTTTAGAGGGGTTTATCCTGAAAAAGTCATTTATCATTACAAGATTCTGGCACAGGCTGAATTAATTCAAATTGAAGATAGCTCCACAATGGGAGAAGAGGACTATTCGGCAATTAATCTTACTTGGTCGGGGCATGAATTTTTAGATAAAATTCGTAATGAAACAGCTTGGAATAAGATTAAAAGCATTGTAAAGACAAAAGGTGTAGATTTGTCATTTTAGGTAATCAAAACTGTTGGTCAAATCGTTATAACGTCATTATTTACAAAATAACGGAAGTGGCAATAAAGAATGTACTTTTTATTGCTATTTTTATATGTATTTTGTACATTAGAAGCATGAAATTAAACGTTGAAATGCTGGAGGGAATATGGAATTTTTAGAAAGCCTTGGTGTTGTTTGGCTAACTTATAAATTAAGAAGAGTCATTTTCCTTTTGGTTGTTGTTGGATATATTTCTTTTCTCGGTTATATGTCTTTCGGTGGTGGTTTGGCAGGTTCTCCGTTTTGGGTTTGGGGCTTGTTTGCATTGCTCAATGGCATTACCGTTTTAGTGATTGGAAATATAATTGAATTTAATGTTGAGAAATCTCAGCTGCACAAGTAATCGTTAATTAATTTTTAGAAAAGGTTCGCTTTGGCGAGCCTTTTTTTATGGAGTAAATATGGCTGGCAAATTAGGTTCACTGAATATTAATCTGGCTTTAGATTCAGTCCAGTTTTCGCAAGGATTGGAGCGAGCACAAAAAAGTGCGGTTAAATTTGCCACCACAACAAACAGCAATCTAAATTCGATTGAGCAGAATGTACAAAGGCTGACGAGAAGTATCCAAGGCGCGGATCGGTTAGTTAAGATAAATTTGTTTGCCGGCATTCCGGTAAAAAAAGTGTTGTCTTTTGCTGACGAATATACCGAACTTGGGAACCGCATTAAACTTGTAACGAAAGATCAGACGGAACAAGCGGCAGCAATGCGGGATATTTTTGACATATCAACCCGTACATATCAAAGCCTATCCGCAACCGGTCAGGTTTACACCAAATTAGCAAATGCAGAAGAGCAGCTAGGGCGCGCACAAAAAAACACGGCAAATTTAACGGAAACCGTTAATAAAACTATTGCGCTATCTGGTGTAAGTGCGGCATCCGCTGAAGATGGGTTA